CCTCAATCTGCTGCTGCTTGACCGTCATCAATTGTGTAATGACGTCCTTAATCACCTGAACCGGCATCAGCGACCAGTTACCTTCAACACCACCCTGATCGGCGAAGGCCGCCCAGTCATCAACCGGGATCAATTCATTTTCCAGCGATTCGTCAAACAGCCGCTGAATGTCCTTGGCGGCAGCGTTATAGACACCGGCCATCTTACAGGCGCGGGTCAACATGGCGATGCGCTGCGTCAGCTCGTCAACCTGAATGGCCTGATCCTGGTACTGAATGTAGTCAGGAACCGGGATCAGGGTGTTGTTGGTGGCGTTAGCATAGAGCGGAGGTGGGACCGGGAAGAAGTTCTCAAGGTTGAGCGGGTCTTCCTTGCGGTCAAGGAGGTAGTCGTAGCCCATGGCGACCCAGTAGATCGTGGTGTCGTCCTTGGACCAGATCTCATAAACCTGACCTTTATCTTCGTCACCAGTTTGCAGCATCGTGTTTTGAGTACGATCACCGCGCTGATCCTTCTGCAAGGGTATGGCTTTGCCAATACGCTTACCAAAACGTCGGATCATTTGATCCCGGCTCATGTAAACGCGCTTGCCGATGGCAGTTACTTCAGCCCAGGAACGAGCCCGCTGCGGGAAGGTCATGAAATCGCACCATTCAATGAAGTCTATAGGCGTAGACTCACGAATGATCCTATCACCGGTATCCCGCAGCTTTTCCTGCTCTTCAGATGAAGCTTCCTCAGGCTGCTCAGCTTCCTCTTGATCATGATCCTGCTCAACTTCCTCATGATTGAGAAGCCGGGGGCGGGTACGCCCAGCAGGAGTAGTGGTAGTTTGCTCCTGAACGGTTGGAGGAGTAAAGCGCCCAGGCAATTCCCCCTGGGAATCACGCATGTCGGTTTCAGATTCAACCGGCAGTGAAACGCTTTCCTCAATTTCAGGTTCGTACCGGACCCAAACGGTGCCACGGCCAGGAAGCAGGTAGTCCGTGACAGCCGCTTTCATGGCTATGTCGTAGCCGTTGATCTCAATCTCATTGCGCAGCGCGCGCTCCAGGATCTGAGCGGCAGCCTTGCCAGTTGGATCCTTGTCCTTGAAACGGCGCTCAGCCACCGGCAACGGGGTTTTACCGTAGAGCGCTGGCAGCATGATCTGAACGTTGGCCCACAACGCACTGTAGCGCCGCTGACCTTCTTCGTCAGTACGGTTACGTTCATCGCGGTAACGCTTGATGATGGTTTCACCGCGCCGGAGCCAGTGCTTCTGCTCTGAATTGTCCTTGACGGTGTTGACTTGATCCAGCCAAAAACGGGCTAGACGGGTGCTTTCGCTCCCACCATCAGGACCAGCCAGTTCGTCTAGATCAACTGCCACTTAGTGAATCCTATAGGTGCGGTATTTGCCCTGATAACGGGACTCATTTGCCTCAAACAGCTCTGACAAAGTTACAGTGCACTGGTCACGTTCAGTTGAGATGACTTTTGGCTTTTCTTCCTTGTCAACAATGGGGTGGCCTGGGATCATCTTGTCCAGCACCTGACCGATCAAGCCAATAGCGTCCACCTGGTCGTCATTTTTACCGGCTGGGAACGTCATCAGTTCGTGCCTAAAGGCAGGGTACCAGGGGGCATGAATTGGCACGAATAGACCGTCCATGGACATACGGGCCTGAATTGATCTAGCACGGGTTGGCTTGTCACCTTTAGCCGGGAACTGCTGACGCACCACATAGAGCTGACGTTCACGCAGGTGCTTGACCAGGAATGGACCAATACCTGACTTGATCTGGCCTGATTCCTCAGCCCACCCAACCGGCCGCCACTTCTTGATCAGGTCACCCATGACCTGAATCCACTTGTCTGAAGTGGTTTGGCCACGCCACAGGTCAAGCAAGAACATGCGCTGTTGAGGATCAAGCCCAACCACCACGTGAACAGTATAGTCACCACCTTCTGAGGTCACGGCATAGTCACTGGCACCGTAAACCGTCATGGACTCGCGGACTGGCTGTACCACGGGTCCAACGGGGTCGGAATACCTAGCATACGGCCTAAGCCACGCGGCTTGGAAGAAGTCACCGGAATCTGGTGCAGGACGCTGTTGGAACAGAGCCGACCAGGAGCGTGCGTTGCGCTTGTACGGGGCAAAGTGCTCCTTGGTGAACCATTCCGGCCAGAGGATGTCACCCGGCTTACGTCCCAGTGGATCATCGTCCCTTTCACACTCGGCGGGTAGACACACAACATACCACTCGTTGCCGTCCTGACCTCGGACAAAGCCGGTCTTGCCGTCATAATCAGCAGGCAGGATACGGCCAGCAGGATCATCTTCATGCCACCTCGTCATAATGCCAATTTCCCAGGTATTGGGCTTACGGCGGGTTTGCAGATCGTCCATGTATGCGTCCCAAGTCTTTTGCCTGATAATGTCACTGTCTGCTTGCTCACGACCCTTCATCAGGTCGTCCCAGATGATACCGTCAACGCGGTTACCAGTGATGCCGGTAAGGATCCCTTTCGCCATCCACTCACTTCCATTAGTGAGAGCCCATTCATCAACAGCCGCAGATTCTTCTGACAGTCCTGCATCAAAGATGCGTTTGTAAACTGGTTGGGTAACGATGGAACGTGCACGCCGTCCAAATTTACGAGGCAGGTCGCTTCCATAGCTCGCGACGATGACCGAACTCTTTGGGAACCGGCCAAGGAAGTGGGTAGGGAATACGACTGACGAGTAGATGCTCTTGGCGCTGCCGGGCGGCATGAAGCCCATAAGGCGTTTGATTTTGCCATCTTCTATCTTTTGCAAGCACTCAAGCCAAAGCAGATGATGCTTGGCAAAAGCAGCCGTATTTGGGGTGAACTCCTCACGATCACTGTCTTCGTCAATTGAGTGGGGAGCCGTTGGGATCTCGATCGAGCTTGCGAAGGTCAATAAGTGGTTCCTCGCTCTTAGGCGCTTTTGCCTTTCCGCCTGTAAGAGTTTCAATTCGTTTGAGAGTTTGCTCAACTCTGGCGTCAAGTTCTTTTTGAGAAATACTCGTTTCCTGGCCATTGGCGTCTATGTGTGCACTGATGCTGGTTTGATTGGCTTTACCATAGGAGCGGTCAAGGATCACTTGAGCGGCGGCTATGGCGGCGGTTTCATTTGGGGAACCGATGGCGATGTTAGCCAAGCGGCGCATCACCGCATCGGCGTTCCTACGCCCCAGCTCCTGAATTTCACGTGCTTCTTTGGCTACAGTTTCGCGCAAATGGGCACGTTCACGTTTCTTCCTTATTCGTTCCATGCTCTTGGTGACCTTTATTTCACCCGCTGACTTCTTGTGAAGGGTTACGTGGCCCTTCTGCAAGGCTTTGCGGCGTCTTTCGTGTGACTCAGCCGACATGTTTTTCTTGGCAGCCCACTGGTTGCCCTTGACGAATAATGGACAGCCTGGGCCTGGGGCTAGTCCAGCCGCTTGGCGGTTACCAGCCTGTTGGAGTACCTTTACTTCTTTGAGGAACTTAGGGCCGTCCATAGGGAACACCAACCTTCGTTATTGATAAAACCGCGTACTTTCCTACACGTATTCGGGGCTAGATAATGCTGGCATCGGCCTCCAGGCCATTTGCCAACAGGTCCGCAGTGTTCTTGTGGTGAACCATCTGTCGTGTACTCAACTTCACGCTTCAGCTTCTTGAAGATCATTTCTTTAACTTGTCAATTGAACGCTCAATCCGGTCCAAGGAGCCGTTGACGCCTTTGATCTGCTCCTCCTGCACCCTGGCAGTGGCTGCAAGTGAGGAAATAGCTGTTTGGGTCTTGTTGGCATTGTCTACCAAGGCTTCGCGTAGCTGCTCACGAGCTTTGTTATTCGTAGCTATTTCCACAGAATGCTGCGTAAGCGTGTCCTTGGTCGTGAAGTAGAAGCCCAAGAAGGTTAACGCCCCAGTCAGGATAGGAATAGTGAGGACGTTCACTAGCGTCCCACCATTCCATATTCCTTGAGGCGGTTGTGGTGTCCGTCTAGGCATCAGTAGACCTTAGGCGATGACTTCTTGGCTTTAGGCGCACCCAGCCGATGCGCATCAGTGTAGCCAGACAAGCGCAATTTGCCCTCACGGTGCTTCATTGGATGACCGTAACCATGTGCACCTTTGATCCCTCTTGCCTTGAACGGCTTATTATGTGCCCCCAGCCCATGAATCGTGCCGGTTGGTGTCGGCACGTTCGGTGGTTGACCAGAGCCCAACTGAACTGTGCCAAAGGGAGAGGGACCAGTCATTTTCTTGGCTGGTACCTGCGGCCCGGTTGAGTAGAAGCCCTGTTTCTTAGGCATTATTTTTCACGGGCTCCGATGCGATGCCCACCGTTGTGGCAGCGCAGCGGGTTGGAGGTCATGCCACGGAAGGCACCACTGCCTTTGCCCATGGATTCACCCACCCTGGCAGTGCGCGTCCCTGCGCCAATGGAATGGCCCTGAGGCTGCTTGTGGTTACCGGGACCGTTGGGCTGTTCGACCAGCCTGCTGCCACGGTCTTTAGGGCCGGTGTGTGCGACTTCACCCATTGGCTTGCTTCCTTCTGCTTTGATATTGGCGATTGGCGGTTTGGTTGACGGGGTACCGGCACCAATAGGATGACCCCTCGGCTGCTTGGCATGTGCGCCAGCATCATATTCCTTATAGGGCGGCTTGCCCTCCCGGTTGAAGCCGGGGTTCCCAGGTTGATGACCACTGCGATCATAGCCAGCAACTATAGTTTCCTTAGGAGCAGGCTTGATGCTTGTCTCATTGGTCCAATTAGGGTTCCTACGGGCCAGCGGACCCCTGCTCTTACCTTTAGAGCTGAGGCCACGTGCGAAGTTTTCCTTCTTACCAAGTTCATTCGTACCGCTAGGCATTTACTTTCTCCTTTTGGATTTAGCGCCCCATTTCTTACCGGCGTCAGCCTTATGGAAGTCCTTGGCCACTTTGACCGGAATGCCCTTGGCTTTACCTTTGGGCTTCCAGCCGTGGGCAATAGCTGACATGGTCTTGGCTTGTTCGGGGCTTTTAGAAGGCACTTTACTCCTCCTGTTTCTGAGCGTGGTAGTAGCTATTTCAGTCAGATTTGGCGGCATTTAGGTCACCACATTGACGTTAGCGAGGGCAACAGCAGCCACAGAACCGGGTAACGCACCAGTCCAAGTCGGACTATAAGTGAACGTACCCGACGATGTAGCGTATTGAAAACTGACCGTAAAGAACGAACCGTTATTCAATAGCGCTCCCATCCCAGCTGGGTCAGATACCACAGTGAATAAAGGCGGGGCACTGCCGGTATTACCAGCATAGGCTACCCCGACAATCAGATCGCCATTCACTACACCCGCCAGCGAGGTCGACAGAGTTGTTGCACTAGCCGTTGCCGCACTATTGGACACGCGGATTGACGAAGAACCTGACGGCGGCGGTGGCCGATAGTAAACACCAAGGTTAAACGAGAAGACCGTACCAGTTGGTGAGAAAGTCGCCGTAAATGTCGTGCCCGACGGAATGGCGTGGGTCGTCGAAGGACAGATGGCAAGCGACCCGTGTTGCGTATTGGGCGACCCTGGCGGCTGAATTAGCGTGTAGGCGTTACCAACGCTATCAGTGAAACCAGAGAAATTGACGGCACTGCCAACCGGGATTCTATCA